CTACGTTTAATTCATGATCAGCCACAAAACTATCTTTATATGAATAGTCTGCAAGTATAAGAACTAACTGTGGAATACTTGAAGGCTCAACATAATCTGACATGTTATCATAAACCATTCTAAACAACTTTGCTGATTCTACGTCAATGTTATCTGTTACCCACTTACGCATCTTCTTAAAGTTTTTTGTCTTGAGGTCTTCCATCAATCCAGCAACACTTGACTCAGATAGAGTAACAAGAATGCCGGTATCGATATGACCACTCATACCATACCTTTGACATTCATTAATGACACGTCTCCAGTCTGGTATGTATTTCATAATGAGTTCTGCAATCACTGCATTGTCATATATAATACGTTCGGAATCAAGAATGAATTGAAGCCTAGCCATAAATGCTTGGGCCATCTCTGCCTTGTTTCCTATGTTGAATTCATATATAGAACATCTCGAATGTAGAGGATCAATAATACGATTCTTAAAATTGCAAGTAAGAATAAATCTACAGTTGTTACTAAACTCTTCAATAAAACCACGAAGAGCTGGTTGCGTAGATTGTGGATTTAGGTAATCAGCCTCATCGAGGATAACTACTTTCTGTCCACCTTGTAATGATATGGTACTTGCAAACTGTTTGATCTTACCACGAAGGGTATCGATGTTGCCATCTTCAGATCCATTGATTAACATATAGTCAAGATCTAACTCATGACATAATGCTTTGGCTACTGTAGTCTTACCTACACCAGCTGAACCAGTAAACATCATATTGGGGAGTTCTCCCTTATCGACTATTTTTTGAAATGTTTCCTTTAAGTCTTTAGGGAGAATACAATCCTCAATGGTTTTTGGTCTATACTTTTCTACGAATAAAAATTCTTGTTTCACATACACCTCATAATATAATAAGCATGATATAATTATACCATGCTTTTTCTAAAAGTACATACTTACTCAGCTGCTGGAGCTTCTTCAGTCGGGTTTGCAGCTTCTTGTGCAGCTGCGGCTTTTGTCAAGAATGAATCGATTCTGTTACGAACTGCACCAACGTCAGCTAGCTCACTGCCTTCAAATGCACCACGCTTTGTTACTATATCAATAATTGATACACACGCACGAATGTCACTTAGGTTAAGCTGATCATCTGTTGGACCTTCCGGAGCTGGAGCATCAACTTGTGCTGCTACCTCGTCAAACTCTTCTTGTCCCATTGCTTTATCTTCTGCCATTATTGTTCCTTAAATGTTGTAGTTTTATCTAGAGCAACCCAGTAATCTGTGTCGCCGGCCTTTATCAATGCAACCTGCTTTTTGTCTATTCCGAAGACATATTCAGCGGCAGGTTTAAATTTGAAATTGTTTATGTCAAACACAAAATCAAACTCTGCATCAGTATTTATATTACAATTTGCAACGTTCATTGTAAATTGATTTGATGTTGGATTCTTTTTATCAAGGATAACACACTCAATAAACTGTCCACCCATATTAGTTTTTCTTACACTTAGTTGACTTGTCTTTAGAGTAGAAGAAGCTTTGCGCAACTTGTTTAACTCTTCGTCAGTAAGAGTAAATTGCAGATCTTCACAAGGTAGATTAATATCGTTTGTTGGGACTGTGAGGATGTCGATATCCGAAAAGTAATACTGGAATGATGTGATACCATCAGTAATTTTTACAAACTTTTTATCGTCATCAAATGACAGTGTAGGATCATCAAACATATTAAGACAAGCTAGGAATTCACCTAAGTCATATATGCCAAATGGATATGGTGATTCAAACGGTATGTTTGCTTTTGCCATAAGTGTTTTAGAAGTGGACATGGTTCGAATAACTCCATTGTCTTCTCCAAGAGCAATATTACTATTAATCCCTTGAAAGTTACTCAATACATCTTTTATTTCATTACTAAGTTTCATTATTCGACTCCTTTAAGTCATGTTCATTAATTGCAAGTAGAGTATAGTGCATGATCTTCATAAGATCTTCACGATTGGCTCCATTCTTTTTACCATATCTTGACGCATACTTTAATACATTGCCAAGACAAAAATCTAGACCTAAGCCAGAAGCTGAGATCAGATCCATACTTTGTACACCATTCGGAGCAGCATAATGTTTAGAGTATGTGCTCTCAACATATGTTGTCAACTGATTGATGTTTTCTAATTCATTAAATTTCATACAGGTCCTTTTTCAAATATAGTAATATTATAACACGTAAAGGGTGAAAGTACATACCCTCACCCTAAATAAATTAAGCAGCAACCGCATCAGTAATACGTGAAACTAATTGCTTGTTACCTTTCTTAGTCTTTGCAAACTTCTTAAACTCACGTTTAATGTCATTAATTGTGTCAGCTTTTTTAGGCTCAAACACATCAGAGTCAAACCTTGCTGAACGATTGATCTTGATAATAAAATAGTCATCGTAACCTTTAACATCTTTCCAAGCACCGAAACCAACTTTTCTCCACTCTTTGATTACCTTGTGAAATTCTTTATTGTCATCGATATTGACATAACCTTGTCCGAAAGTAGATGCATCATACGCAAGATGGAAACCCATAATAGTTGCACCAGTTATCTCTTTAAGTCTTTCAAGAACAGCCTCATAGATCTTACGACCACCCTGGCCACGTATTAACTTACCGTCAAATTTAATCATTGCCTCACGTGAAGTCATAACAGTAGCAGATGAATCATGTTCAATATTAATTCCATCAGGATAACCATCAGTTAGGAACATAATGTTTGTATTTTGTATTGCATGTTTACGTGTGAATGCCTTAGTCACTTTAGCTGCAAGCATTGCAGTCTGAATAAGAGGAGTTGAACCCATAGCATCAAGAGCATGAAGATAGTGACCAGATATGTGGTAGCTAGTGTGCTTGTTATTGTAGCTATGTGCCTTGGCAATAGCAAATGAAACATAAGCAGCTTCGTCAAAAGTTTTCTTATTCATCTTTGAAGAGAACATCTCAACAACTTTAGTACCATCAGAATGCAACTCGCCAGCTTTGTGGTCCATCTCACGAATACCCTTACCACGTTCTCTCCAGTATGAAGTAGAAGTAAAGTTATATGCCTCGAAAGGAATATTGACTTGACGACAGAACATAGCAATAGTAATTGCTTGAGCAGTAACATCTTCGATGATCTCACACATTGAACCAGAAAGATCAAGGAACATTACGATACCATGTGACTTTGCTTGAGCTAACTGAGTAGTAGTTAAGAAAATATCTTCTGAAGTTTTGTATGCGTGTAACTTTAAAGGATCAAGTTTACCAGACTTTGCAGTCCTAGCACGTGAATATTCAAATGCAGCTTTCTTACGTTCAAAGTCTTTCGCCATAAGATTTGCTTGCTGCTTGTAAACTAGTTTAGTCTCATTGAAATCTTCTCTACAAGCTACGTGAGTATAAGCACTATGGTCATCACCATAACGAAGTCTTTCACCCATCAAGTCTTCTACATACTCATCACGTAATGATTTAGCATAATCGTAAGAGTAAAGAATCTTTTCGATATTCTCATCGCTCATACCGCTTGAGTATTGAGGCTGACCACTTCTTTCGAAATTACGCTCAGGAGATTTTTCAAGTAAATCTTCTTCGCGTTCTCTTTGAGTATCTTCAGTCCAAGTCTCGTGACCTTCAGGAGCTTCATCATCTGCAACTTCAGCACTTATAGGCTCTTCGTTAGATTCATCTTCACCATCAGAATCACCATTACCTTCACCAGAGTCATCGCTTTCCTCATCACCAGAGATAGGAGTTTCACCTTCTTTCTCAGGAGTTTCACCCTCGTCAGCACTTGGCATACCCATTTCCATTTCATCTTCTTCTTCTTTCTCATCTTTTTGATCTTCGATGAAATCATATAATTTTTTACAAACATTGACAACGTCATCCCATGTTTTAACTTCCATAGCTTCTTTGACTAATGGAGATTCCTCATCAGAAAATTCAACAGGAACATAACCACGGCCTTTCGAAGAAACATTCAGCCTGTCCATAAGTCCAGCCTTGTTGATGTCTCTCTCGTTAGTACCAAAAAGATCAGTATCGAAAAGAACTTTATAGCCATTCTTGAATCGACGAACGATACCAGGATATGTCTCTTGGATCATACGTTCGATGCGGATGTCCTCAACGATGTTGAGATATGCACGTGGAATCTTACCGATCTTCTTTTCAGAATCATGCCATCCATCAACAGGAGTATAAAGAGCATGGCCAACTTCGTGACCAACTAAAAGATCATAAACGTCTTTACCTTTGTCTTTCCAAAGAGGAAGACGAAGTACTCTGTTCTCAACATCGAAACTAGCTGTAGAATAGTTGCCATGTTGAACCGATAAGTTCTCTTTGGCAAGTAGTTTGGCTAGGTATTCTTGAGCTGATAAATTCATAATATGTCCTTTTTTAATTCGTTATGTGTACATTATATCACGTTTTGGACCAGTTGTACAACTATTTACTGGTCCAGATGCGGCGAGTTGGTGTGCCAGATTATTCATCATCCCATGAGTCGTTAAATGAGTCAGCAGCTTCATCATCAAATTCCGGCTCAGGATCATTGATAGTAGCATCAACTTTCTCGTAAAGATCTATGAAAGCTTCTTTAGTGTCATCATCAAAACGGTTTACACAAAGAGCAATCGCTTTGTCTCTCTTACCGAAGATAGAGAAAGTCTGAACGATGTGGCATAAACGACGAGTTGAAATAACTTCGTCAATACCTTCATCATAGAAAGTCTTACGAATAGCATCTGCCCAACCAACAAGTAGCTTAGCAAATTCTTCGTCAACAGCTTCAAACTTTGACATATGCTTCATAACGATTTTCTCTTCAGTAGCAATAGTAGGGAAAGTCTGTTCAAGAGTAATAGTGAAACGCTCTAGGAATGCATCGTCAATAACAGTCGCACCAGAGTAACGTCCATCTTCTGAACCTTTACCTTTAGTGTTCGCAGTGGCAATCACGTTGAAACCATCTTTAGGCTCAACAACTTCACCAGTCTTTTTGATCAGAACTGGCTTGCCTTCAAGCACACCCTGTAAACACATAATTTTATTTGTACCACGATCGATCTCGTCAATCATAAGGACAGCACCAGCTTCCATAGCTTTAATCACTGGACCTTTTTGAAACACAGTCTCACCTTTGATAAGACGAAAACCACCGATAAGATCATCTTCATCAGTCTCAGGAGAAATCTGAACACGTACATATTCACGATTAAGTTTAGCACATGCTTGTTCGATCTGGAAAGTCTTACCGTTACCGGATAGACCAGATACAAAAGTCGGATAGAACATACCAGACTTAAGAACTTTCACGATCTCAGAGAAGTTACCCCATGGAACAAAAGTAGGATCAAAGTCAGGAACAAAGACTTCGTCATTTGAAACTGATTCAACACCTTT